ATTTGGTTTGCTCTGGCAGCTATCGTACATGGTACAATAGACAATCTTGACACCGCATTTTGGGTATCAATATCCGCATTCGTGGTATTATCTCTCATACTTGCCGTGAGAATTGACAGAAAAAATAATCTTAAAAACATATATAATGATGAGAACAGACAATGAGTTGCAGCAGATGAGCCATGATGAGCTTATTGAACAGGTGAAAGGATTGCAGTTCCAACTTGCCGGTATGGAGCTGGCTGAGAAAGAGAACGCAAGGATGAGGGAGATTCTCTCCGCTATCGGCATTATTTATGAATCCTATAAGACGGAGCGTCATGGATGAGGAACTTGTACGGCTGGAAGCCGAACTTGAGAAAGTGAAAGGGTGCGGGTTGAAATATTTGCCTGAATACGGTTTCTCTTCAAAAGAGGAAATCATGCAGCTTATACAGGAGGATATAAACGAATTACGCTCGGAGATGGAATGCATTCAAAAGGATTATGCTACTGACGAACTTGAAGAAGAGCGCACGAGGTTGTGCATCCTTCAGGGAATACCAAGATATTGTTGAACTTTAAAATATTCAAGAGTGATGGAAGAAAACAATCAAGTTACAGAATTACAGATTATTCAGGCCAAACAAGCGGCCGAGTTTGCAATGACACCGGTAGGACAAACCGTGAAACAGTTTGAGGTCATGCAGCGCATGGCCAACATGTACACAACAAGCACAATCGTTCCGGATACGTACAAGGGAAATGTGGGAAACTGCGTGATTGCGCTGGATATGGCCATGCGTATGGGGTGTAATCCGCTTATGTGTATGCAGAATCTTTATATCGTGCATGGCAACCCTGCTTTCAGCAGCAAGTTCCTGATTGCCACTATTAACGCAAGTGGCCGTTTCTCCCCACTCCGTTATGAGTTTAAGGGAGAAGAAGGTACGCCGGAGTACGGATGCCGCTGCATTGCTTATGAATCGTCCGACAAAGACCACAAGGAACCGCTTCATGGTGACTGGATCACCATGGGAATGGCTGAAAAGGAAGGCTGGACCAAGAAGAACGGTTCCAAATGGCAATCAATGCCAAGCCAGATGCTCCGTTATCGTGCAGCCGCTTTCTGGCAGCGTGTTTATTGCCCGGAAATCTCAATGGGGCTTATCACCAAAGAGGAGGCAGATGACATTCAGGATGCCGAATATGAGGAAATTATTGATAAATCAGCAAAAAGCAACAAACTTGCCGAAATCGCTGCAAAAGCCGCAGGAGTCAAGGATCACCCCCGCCCGGAACAACCGACAGATCAAACTCAAGACTACGCGAATAATAAACCTACTCGAAAATCATTGTTATAATGGAAATACAACATTCTATAGAATGGTTCCGTAAGCGGCTCGGTAACTTCACCGGGTCGCAAATCGGACTCCTAATGAAGAAAGGGAGAAGTGATTATTTTTCCGATACTGCCAAAACTTATATTTATCAAGTTGCATCAGAGAGGGATATGAATCCTGAAATTATCAATGATGATGTCGAGTTTGAGAAATATCTGCATCAGGTCTGTGTCAACACCAAGGCGATGCAATGGGGTACTGATCAGGAAGAAAATGCCAGAGAGCTGTATGAACGTCTGACAGGAAGACATATAGTTGAGACAGGATCATGCAAACACCCTGCCATAGAACATTTCGCAAGCAGTCCTGACGGTTATTATTACGATGAAGAAACCGGTGAAAAAGGCTGTCTGGAAATCAAATGCCCGATTCAAAGCACTTTCATGAAGTATAAAAGTGAAATACACAACAATGCGTCGCTGCTTGATGTCAAGTTCGAGTATTTCTACCAGTGCATGGCCCATATGATGTGCACAGGTGCGCAATGGACTGATTTTGTTATTTACAACCCTTTCCAGAGCAATCCTATTCATATAGTAAGGATATTGCCGGATGAAGCGGTGTTTGCCGAAATGGAGAAGCGCATTCGTGTGGCTGATGATATTGTCAAAGAACTGATTGAAGCGGAATGACGGGACAACTATTGATAAAAGAAACCCAGTTGCAACGTATCATACGTAAAACTGGAAGAAAACCATGCGAATGCAAATGCTCGTTATGCAGGATGCAATGTCACACACCATGTCTGGGTACTCCTCAGGATATAGAGAGGCTCATAGATGCCGGATATGCCGACAGGCTGGCTCCCACTTTGTGGGGAGCCGGGATAATCATGGGCGTGATTGATATTCCCATCCCCATGATTCAAGCTGTTGCGGGTGACGAATACTGCATATTTTACCATAACGGACTATGTGAACTTCATGACAAGGGATTGAAGCCTACCGAAGGACGTTTGTCACATCATTCCACACGCCTTGATAATTTCAAGGCCTCTAAAAGTATATCTTGGAATGTCGCTAAAGAATGGCTTTCCGAAGAAAATGCAGAAGTTATTGAACGTGTAGCTGATAAATTTAGTAGAAACTAAAAACAATAGAGCGATGAATACAAGCTATAAAGAAAACACCCCTGACAACTTTTGGCAAATCAGATGGCTTGACAGGTATATGGAAGGTCACAACGGGTTCATTGCAGGCGGGTGTTTTAAAAACATCCTTTCCGGTGAACGTGTAAAAGATATAGATATATTCTTTGAAAGCAACGATGACTTCCAAGATGCAGTAGATTTATTCAATAGCGACGGCTATGTGAAAGATGGCTGGAAATTTAAATATCGTAATGAAAAGGTATGTGCCTTTCAGAAAGACGGTGAAAAAATATGGATTGAATTTATCGAATCTGAATTTGGTACGCCGGAGGAAATACTTAGGAGCTTTGATTTTACCGTTGCGAAAATGGCTTATTTCAAGCAACCTAAATACGACAATAGCGATGATGATATTCCTTTTTCATCAGAAAAAATAGTTGGCTATGAATACCGGCTACTCCATCATGAAAACTTTTTCGAGCATCTTCACATGAAAAGGCTGGTTATTGATGAAAATATTCCTTTCCCAATTAGCACATGGGAGCGTACATATCGGTATAAAGGATATGGTTACAACATGTGCCGGGAAACCAAGAAAAAACTTTTAGAAGCTATTCAGAAAACGAATTTAGATTCTGCCGATTTGTCTATGTACAATAATGGTGGATGGGACTAATAAAAATATGGAACAATGAATACACAGATAGCAATCCAGGAAAGCGATCTTGAACTGATCGTCAGTGAAAAGATGTTAGGTAGTCTTACTACCAACGCAAAGCAAATCAGAGATATGGTAAAAGCCGCTTTGCCAATGTATGATATCTCCAATTATAACGATGAGAATATCGATCAGGCAAAGAAAGACAAGGCAGCTTTAAACAAGGCGGCGAAAGCCCTCAATGCCAAACGTCTTGAAATTGAGAAAGAATTCATGAAACCTTTCAGGGAGTTCAAGGACGTTGTAACCGAAACCGTGAAACTTATCGGCGAGTGCTCTGCCAAGATTGACACGGTAGTCAAGCAAAACGAACAGCAATACAAGGATAGAAAGAAAGCCACTATCAAGACTTACTTTGATGGATTGAATGTTAACCTTGTAGACTTCAATAAGGTTTTCAAGTCTGAGTGGCTCAACAAATCCGCAAGCATGAAGTCTGTATGCAACGAAATTGATTCCATATTCTCCAAAGTCGAGAACGAACTTTCCACGCTGAAGGGGTTTGGTGAGGATTTCGATGTCCTTCGTACTTATTATATGGATACGCTCAATATCGCATCCACCATCCAGTATGCCAACCGTCTGAAGGAGCAGCGTGAGCGTGCCAAAGCAGCAGAAGAAGCGCGCATCAAGGCAGAGCAGGAAAAAAAGGCTGCTGAAGAAGCGCAGATGAAAGAGGAAGCGGAACGAGCCAAACAGAATTCAGTCAATCCATTTGCAAGAGCCAGTCAGCTGGTCACCAATGAACCACCTTCCTTTGTCGAGCAAACCAAAGCTCAGGAACCGGAGCTTCTGACGAGAGCTTTTACTGTTACCACAACTCGTGAAAATATAATCGCTCTTGGTGACTTCATGAATGATAATAATATTGATTTCGACAAGATTGAACTTGCAGATACCCTATGCAATACAGATTTGAATTCCATTGTCAGAATGCTTGAATATAGTGCAAATCTGATAGACAAAACCTCTACCAAACCTTGCGAAGCAGATAAGGCAAGGCAATTCAGAAACATGATAAAGAAAATTCAAAAGAAAATAGAACAATGAAAATTACAATCAGCAAAACAACCGAGTTTGAAGCGGTCTACTTAGAAGTGGATGCAGGTGTACGCTATTGGGAAGACGCAGAAGTAAACGGAGTGAAAAACATTGATTTGTGCGAGAGTAAAGGCATAGGTAACCCTCTTATGCCTTGTGCTGTACAAATAAAAGAAGAGGCTGATTACAATATATATTCAGATCATTATCGTTGGCGACCTATTATAGCAATTGAGACAGGACAAATAGTCAACTGGACGCAAGGAACAACTGCCAATGTTCACTATAAAGTGTGCGATGATTTTATATGTGATATTACTGATGAAGACCACATCGCCATTGCTTCTTATGACGGCTATGTACCTAAGATTATGTGTCCGGCAGATGAAGGATATGGCGACTACATCATTATGAATATTGACGAAAATGGATTTATTCAAGGATGGGAAAAAGAATTGATTAGTAGAATTATAAAAGAGCAGGAGGATTAAATGAAAGCATTATTTAAAATGGACTTCGATTGCGGAAGAATGGGCAATCTTGAAGGAGTATTTATTACAGACACAGAAGATGTCGAATACTTAGTGAATAACAAAATCAGTGTTTACTTCGGTGAAGTACTTGGCAAACACTCTGAAATATCCGGGTGTGTGGCTGAAAGTGAAATCAAACAAATAACCACCGATGAAAATGTAATCAAGATAGTTGAAGAATATGGGCTCAACAGTGGGTATAATCCATTTGAATACACTCTTTGTACATCAGAAACGGAAGATATACCAGACAACGGAGTTGATTGGGATGATTGTACTGTACAAGAATACATAGACTTTATGAGGAAAGGTATAATACCCCAATATTACGAGAAAGATTATAAAGAATGGCTAAGTAGCCAAAAGGAGGATTAAATCATGCAAGACTATATTTCAGATTGGTTCATTCCGATGGATTTCGGTAATGATATGCCGGACGAAGATCCTAACGGTGAGGATAATTTCAATTTTGATTAAGTAATGGTCAGTCAGTATGGTGGAACAATGAGATACACTAAAGTGAAGCTCTTATAGATAGGTTGGCAAGTCAATATGTTACGGTTAGCTGTAAAAAGAAATTCAAACCACTGAGCTAATAACAGGTAATGCTGAATGTCACCGCAACGTGAAAAAGCAAAACTACTTGGTGAAAGTCCAAGAAAAACTCCTATCATGCAGGTGCAAGTCCTGCTGCTGACACATAAATGTGAGCCACACATCAATGGCATGGGTTAATAAATAATGGTTGTGCCCCGGAGAATACGCTTCGGGTCTTTAATTAAAAGAATAACATGGAAACAAAAGAAATTACTAAGACTGTTTACATCGCATATGATGGGGAAGAGTTTCTTTCAAAAGAGGATTGTGAAAAATATGAGAATTTTGCAAAAAAAATACTTTCACGTATTAAATATTTCTGTATCAGATGTAATCCGGATTTGACAGAAACAGGGAATTTTACACATAAGATATATGTAGCAGTATTCTCCAAACATTACTTTTATAGAGATATTGCTTTTGAGTGGGCATTACGTAAATTCGGTTATTTAGGAGTAAGTGTACAAGGATATGGCTTTCAGACACATTTTTGTGTAAGTGAAGTTTCTAAAGAAGAATATGAAAAGTGTCCACCCACCGAATGGGGAGGATCAAATTTAAAAAGTGATAAGATATTCCTCAGCCCTATATTGGTAGAAGGATTCCCTGAAAACATTGACTACATGAAAGAATGGGGATTTAAATAATGCCGTACTACATAAACAAATAATAATTATGACATACGAAGAGATGAAATCCAAGGCTTGTGTGGCAAGCAGCCGTAGTAAGCCCAAAAATGAAGAGCATAAAATACAATGTTCTTGTGTTAGATATTTCCGTTTAAAATATCCCCATCTCAGAAATATGCTGTTTGCTGTTCCTAATGCGGCAAGACGTTCTGCAAGGAACGGAGCTTATATGAAAGATGAAGGTATGCTTCCCGGAGTCGCAGACCTGATACTTCTTAAGAGCAATCGTTTCTATGGAGCTTTGTGTGTGGAAATGAAAAAGCCGGGAGAATACCAAAGACCGGTCCAAAAAGAATGGCAAAAGGAATGTGAGGCAAATGGTAACAAATACATCGTTGTTCGGTCATTAGACGAGTTTATTAAAGTGGTGGATAATTATTTGAAAGATATTTGAATTTTATTTTGGTATTTTGAATTTGAGTTGTATCTTTGCGGTGCAAGTACGCCAAACCTGCATTAACATATTTATTTGGAATGGGCTTTTTTATGTCCATTAGATACTTATACCACAAAGATATAAGGCTATTGTTCTCTCGTGGATACTCATTCCAATAATGTGTATCGGGTTTGGCGACTTGGAGAGGCAATAGCCTTCTTTTATTATATAACTCAAAATTTGTTCAAATGCCAAACCCGACAAATTTAGAGCAGAAGCGAAGTACAGTAACTTCTACATCTACGTTATCGGCTAACGTAAAAGCCATTTTTGTGTTGATAATGTTAGTACTCACTATCATTAACCCTATCTTGTTTATATTACCGTTTATTGCTTGCTTCATTTCAGCGAAGAAAGGAGGTCTGTTATGAAGGAGTACGACTTTACTTCATTAAATGATTTCTTCAACGAGTTCATGCCTCCGAAAGAACTTGCGGACCAGCTTGTACAGATTTTGTTCAACTATGCTTCATGTGTCAATGAAGAAACACTTGAATGCTTCAAGAATGATGTAGACACAATTAATCTTCTGTATCAAGAAATAACAAAAATATAATCAACTAAGTGCTGGTAGCCTTATACAAGGCTGCCACACCTCTTATATCATAAATTATGAAAACAATAGGAGAAATAATGAATGAAATAGAACATATACCTAAATGCCCTAAAAATGGAGAAGTCAATTTGCTTTATTTAATTGAAATAATAAAAAAGTAATATGGAATTTTTAGAGAAAGATTTAGAGGACATTATTTGGGAAGCATACCAAAGTGAATATGGAAAATATGAATTATTTAATAAAGGGCTATCAATATCAGGTAAAATGTACAGACAGGTAAATCTTGGTGATTACGGAATACTTGATTTAATGACTGTAAGTATTAATCCTGAAGATGTGATAATATCAATTTACGAACTGAAAAAAGATATTATTAATATGTCAACAATGGCTCAAGCAGCAAGATATGGCACAGGAATATCTAAATATATAGAGGAAAGATGTAACATACATAACCGCCCTATATCCTTACAATTTTTCTTGATAGGAAAGGAAATAGAATGTAGATCTGATTTTGTATTTCTCTATAACAATAGCCCCCATTTTAAAATCTATTTATACAAATATGGATTAAATGGTATTCATTTTAAGTACCAACAAAAGAATTGGGTAATTAAGGAAGCACATATTCCCAATTATAATCTGTCTGTAAGCGATGTAAAATCTTTTGTTTTAAAAGAATATAATCCATTCTAAGAAATGAGCGATAAAGGATTTATAAAACTAAGCCGCAAGTTATTTGATAACAAGATATGGCAGGCCGCCCGGGCATTTAATGAGTGCGAAGCGTGGATTGACTTGATACAGTCAGCACGATTTGAGGCATCATCGACTACGTCGCGCATCGGGTGTTATGAAGTAACATGGGGAAGAGGGCAATATCCTGCATCCAATAGATTTCTTGCTAAAAAATGGGGAAGATCTGAACAATGGGTTAAATCTTTACTTGGAAAGTTGAAGAGAGAGAAAATGATCACTACTGATAATAGCCAAGGAGTTAATGTGATCACTCTCATCAATTTTGAGAAATATAATGGTGAAGTTGTAGATAACCCACCTAGTAACCCACCTAACAAATTAAATGATAGAGAGTTACAAGGGTTAATAACCCACCTAGTAACCCACCTGCATAAGAATGATGGAATTTTGCAACCCACCTCTAACCCAAATAATAAGAAAGAAGAAATAAATAAAGAAAACTCTATAAATAGAGTAAAAGAAAAAATGGGTTATGATTTTGGAAGTTGTGATATAGGTCTCAGTGAATTGCAACATGAGCTGTCAGCAGATAGCGGATGGGAAGAAGCAATAAGGCTTCATTTGTACCGTAACGGGATAAAGGTTTTCGACCATGACATGTTTCTTCTATGGCTTGACAAGTTCGTGATAAGCCTAAAAGCCGGAGGAACTATCTCGAAAGACAGGAAAGGCTTTATGGAGCATTTCAGAAACTGGATATTGACTGAGATAAAAAGAGGGGCTACAAATTTGTTTCAGGACACGAATGATGCTTTGCTGAAATCTTCCGAATGCAACAAGACATATCACAAATTCCTGTCGTATATCAAGAAACAAGCACCGTATTGTTTTTCCAATATGCGATTGCCTACGGAAGAAGAATTTTTGCTTTTACGAGACAAATATGGGAACGATATGTTTAAAAGCGCATTATGCACAATTGAAGGCAGAGTAGACATTCGTTCCAAATGGGATGTTTTGTATAACGCTGTTTTAAAACAATTTGAGTTTATGAAAGATGAAAGATGAAATAATACCTAGTGGAATGCGTATATTACCAAGAGATGAAGAGTGTGAGAAACGTGTTCTTGGGACCATTCTAAGCGAGAGAGATACCATTTACGAAGTGAGGGATATCCTTACTGAAAATTGTTTCTATAATGATTTCCACAAGCAGATATACAGGACTGTATTGGAGATAACAGATTCCGGAGGAAGGGCCGATGCTGTCAGTGTGAAATCAAAACTGGAGTTCTCCTATCCGGACTTTAGTTTATATGAGCTGGTAAAGATTTCAGGAATGTACACATTCGATCTGTATCAATATGCGTGCAGACTTCATGATCTGATGATACGAAGACGTTTTTTTGATATTGGGAGTTATCTTGACAGTAACGCTTTTAATGAGAAGGAAGATATTGCCGATGTCGTGCAAAAAGTGTCAGACCAGCTTGCTAATCTGTTCTCATCCAATTGTAATTCTATCAGCACAGTCAAGGAAAGCATAGAATCCGTGTATGAAACGATAAACCGCAACATGTCGGGAAAAACAGAATTGACAGGTACACCGACCGGATTTGACAAGATAGACGGGAAAACAGGCGGGCTTCAAAAATCAGACCTGATAATAATTGCTGGTGAAACTAGTGCTGGCAAGACGTCAATGGCTGTAAGCATGATGAAAAACGCTGCAATAGCAGGTGCTAAGATAGCCATGTATTCAATGGAGATGAAGAAGGAACAGATAACGTCTAGAATCATTTCAATGATAAGTGGTATTCCTTCAAATGTCATACTTTACTCACCGCTTTCTGGAATACAGTTGGAAAATGTAGACCGGGCTGTGGATACTGTATCAAAAATGCAAATCTATTTCGATGACAGGAGCACGTCCAATATCGACACGATAATATCCTCAATCCGTCAAATGAAATTAAAAAATGGGATAGACGGGGCTGTGGTTGATTATTTACAGATTTTGAATGTTAACATGAAGGGAAGCAACAAAGAACAGCAGATGGGAGAGGTTGCAAGAAGGCTGAAGAATCTGGCAAAGGATTTGGATATATGGATTATTGCATTGTCACAGATGAATAGGGATAATCTTAACCCTGTACCTACATTGGCAAGGTTAAGGGATAGTGGACAGATAGCGGAAGCAGCAGATATAGTTATGCTGATTTATCGCCCTGAGGTAAAAGGGAAACGTTATCCTGATGAGTTTTCAGACGTGGACACAAAAGGAACTGCCATGATTGATATAGCTAAAGGCAGGAATATAGGGCTATTGAAGTTTATCTGTGGTTTCAATGCCGCGTCTACTCACTTTTACGACTTGAACATTATTCCCATATCAAGTAATAGCACTGAAGAGGATAACAATCCATTTTAAATATGGCAAAGAAAGTCAAGCCGGAATCCGTATATGTAAAATGCCGGAACTGCAAGAATGCCTCGGACTTCGGGGATAATTCTGCGTATTGTAAGGCTAAAGGGCATAGAGTGTGTGCCTGTGACAGATACGGGCAAATTTGTAACAGTTTCCAAAAGAAAGAATCATAACGAAAAAAGGAGAAATTTATGAATACCGAGATGCAGACAAAGATACGTGAATGGGAAGCGGAACGCGACAGGAACCTGCGCATCCACTGTCCTCTTGTAGCCGCCAAATTCCAAAGATGGATTGACAGGGCGAAAAAAGAAGACGATAGACGGCATTTCCAGCCCCGTGGCAAGATTTTCAACAAGAAAGCCTGTAGTTGATACTTTCATGTAGGAAATTCATTGTACGGCTTTAAAATAGGTTGTATCAAATAAAATAATTGATAAAAAATACACGATCATGCAAGGAACTGACAAACTGAATACGATAACCAATATCGTATTTGTCCTCACGGACGTTTTAGAAACCAACCTCCTAGAAATGCAGCAGCAATACAAGAAGGAAGGCTTTGAATTGCGGCACGATTCAAAAAGAAACTTCAACACAGCCATAGCCGCGATAAAGAGATTGAAAAGTGATGTGAATCATTGCAGCGAATCCACTCAGGAAAACTTCGGCAATGATTCTGACATGGTGAACGCCATGTTGCTCACACTGATTGACAGGTGCGGTGATGATGACAACCTCGCTTATAAGATGTACGAATACATTAAATCTTTCCCATCCAAACTGAATCTAGACTTGGATTTGGATAATGCGTTCAGCCATTTGTTTAGAAAATCATGAAAACTGCTGATGGTTATCCTGTGGTATGTTACGGTGTAAAAGGTAAATACAATATACATCGCATCTGCCGCCGTTGTGCCATATATCGTAAATACGATTCGATTCCCGAAAAGCCATGCTACAGGCTTCATGGAATACATCTGTTGGGCAGAAGAGAATGCCCGATATTTGAACCCAAAAATATTTAGATTGGAATTTTATCATTTACCTGACATCAGGAAAATGGTTCAAAACTGATTAAGAAAGAAACATTATGGAAAGATATTATAAAACAATTAGAGACTCTAAAACAGGATTAAAGATTAAGGCTTTAATAGATAAGGCTGATGAGTTTGACAAGCAGGTAGCAGTTCTCCGTGAAAAATACGGATTTAGTAAGACATGGACTTCTTCATTTTATTACAGAAGTTTGGATATCGTTGAATTTACAGAAGAACCGGACATGGCTAATTGGAAAAGGATGAAAGATGTGCATAATGGCTATTATCCGCGTGCTCGTTGCAAAAATAAGGAGATATTGCAGGACTTCACCGACATAAATAAGAATACAATAAGACGTAACGAATTGGACTCAATTATAGGGATCGAAGATGTTTTTAATCATGCTGGATTTGATTTTACTATTCCTGATATTTATGTTTTCATTGTGGAAAGTGATTGGAAATGTAAATTACCTAAAGATTGCGAGGAGATAACCAATGTTGAATACAACAAGTTAATATCAAAGTGATTTGGCGTATAACTGAATAGAAATGAACATTGGAATATTAGCAGTTGACAGCAACTATCCTAATCTTGCATTGATGAAGATAAGCAGCTATCATAAGGTAAGGGGTGACAATGTGGAATGGTATAATCCGCTGTGCCATTATGATAAAGTCTATGCAGCGAAAGTATTTTCCTTTACTCCTGATTACGGTTACTACATCAATGCAGATCAGGTTGAAAAAGGTGGAACCGGATATGATATTTCAAAAATACTTTCGGTAGAAATAGACCGCTTGCAACCAGATTACAGCCTGTATCCTTCTGTTGATAGCAAGACAGCTTACGGCTTTTTGACAAGAGGCTGCCCTAACAAATGCAAATGGTGTGTAGTTCCTACTAAAGAAGGCAAGATTACCCCATACATGGATATTGAAGAGATAGCCATTGACGGTAGAAAGAATATTATCCTTATGGATAACAATGTACTTGCATCCGACTATGGTTTACAACAAATTGAAAAGATTGTTTCCATGGGCGTACGAGTAGACTTCAATCAGGGCTTAGATGCTCGCTTGGTAACAGACGACATCGCCCAGTTATTGGCAAGAGTAAAGTGGATGAATTGCATACGGTTCGGCTGTGACACTCCAGGACAAATTGCTGAATGTGAACGTGCAACGGCTTTGATTGACAAGTACGGCTATAAAGGGGAATATTTCTTCTATTGCATCTTGATGAACGATTTCAAGGAGGCATTCAATCGAGTTAATCATTGGCGGAAGAGAGGACGTAGGTTCTTACCATACGCCCAGCCATACCGGGATTTAAATAATCCGCATCAAATCATACCACAATGGCAAAAAGACTTGGCCGGATGGGTTGATAAGAAGTGGATATTCAGAAGTTGTGAATTTAAAGACTTTATTCCACGGAAAGGATTTAAGTGTAGTGAATATTTTTTTAATCAATTATAGTAAAACATATTAAAAATGAGTGAAACAAAAATCATATTAGATGCCTGTTGTGGCAGCCGTATGTTTTGGTTCGACAAGGAAAATCCTTGGACCTTGTTTGCTGACATTAGAGATGAAGAGCATACTCTTTGCGACGGTCGAAGTCTGAAAGTTCATCCGGATATTGTATCTGATTTTACCAATATGCCATTCCTAAATGAATCTTTTAAACTGGTAGTCTTTGACCCACCCCATCTTTTAAATGTGGGTAAAGAAAGTTGGTTGGCCAAGAAGTATGGTAAACTTCCCGAAGATTGGCCAAGGGTGATAAAAAAAGGAATTGATGAATGCTTTCGAGTACTTGAAAATTACGGTGTTCTCATTTTCAAATGGAATGAAGACCAGATAACGGTTAAAGAAGTATTGAAAGCCATCGGACGGCAGCCGTTGTTCGGTCACACCACCGGAAGGCATGGCAAAACTATGTGGATGTGTTTTATGAAACTACCAATTAACTAATAACTGAACAGAATGGAAACAATTGAGATGAAAGCATTAAGGATTAAGAATATCCTTAATTCACTAGAAGAAAAAATCGAATCTGGTAATATAACAATCAGAGAAGCTGCTATTGAATTGCACAAAGCTGGATGGATAAATTATATAGACATTGACACAACTAAGAAGCTGCTTGGTTTGAATTAATCAGAATATTCAATAAGGAACAGAATATGAATGAAGTTAGAAAGCTATATAACGATGATGGATGCGTTCTTAAAGAGGCATCTAGCAATGACTATGGATCATGGAATTCAGCAAGAACACTTGGTCCTATGGAAAGAAGGAAAGAATACAGAAACCTATGTTATAATTTTGAATATGAGCGGGGAACTAATATCCCTCACTGTGCAAAGAAAGGTGTATGTGATGAGGATTGCGAATACATGAGAAACTTTAAAGAATAGGATATGAAACAGACATTGGAAAAAGCAGCAATAGAAAGCTGCGTGATAGATAGAAGCATATACAATGACGAGTATCAGCCGTATTACTTGGATGGCTTTAAGGACGGTGCAGAATGGCAGGCAAAGCAATCGCCTTGGATTAGTGTTAATGAACGGTTGCCGGACCCAAACAAGATTGTCCTTTGCAGAATGGTATCAAATGGATCGATTGTTAGTGGCTATATCGTTGTTTCACCTGGGAGATCGCCATACGTTGCGACAGACGGAGGATTTGAATTTGAGGATTGGAACGACTACGAGTGTGACATGTGGATGCCTATTCCGTCTTTCGATGAGATACTCGAAGCCAACAGAGATGTGCTTGAACGGATTAAAGAGAAAGGAGATTAATATGGAAAGGTACAGAATCATACGAGGAGAAGGGTGCAACGGTTGTATTCCCATAATAATATATTGGGTACAAGTCAGAAAAGACAAACGTATTTCATACGAATGGGTGAATGTAAAGGGCTTTGATACCTATAAGAGAGCTAAAGAGTTGTTGAATGTTTTAAAAGGATGAATTGATTATGAACAAATATAGATACAGAGAAGTAAAAAACTATATCCATAACGAACTAAAGTTGACTAAAGAGGATATAAAGGATATAATAGTTTCAATTGTGAAAGAGGAAGTTAAACATATCTTCCATAACACCTATGGGGACGATGTTAATATAGAGAGGTGGATTCGTTGTATGGTTTCTGACGAGATAAAGAAAAACGGTGATTACCTTATGATAAGAAATTTGTGTAGGGAGATAATTAAGGAGGAAATTGTCGATAGGTTGTCAATTGATATAAGCCTTAAAAAGAAGGAGGAATAATTATGAGCATATTTACGTTAGAGGAAGTGAATCAAGCGATCAATATGGCAGTTGACGAAACATCTAGAAAGGCAGTTGAAGTTCTTTCGTCTGTATTGGACAATTGGGTACATGGCGGTGATGCAGATTGTATCATTGCGGAGTTTGAAGAAAAGTTAAATGAAACAATTAATGGATAAAAGATGATGGGTGTATAGATGAAAACCATGAAAGGAAATATATTTGACAAAATAAGAAAAGCATATAATAAATACATAGAGTATATGATTGCTTGTGATGATATAGCCAAAGAAGCACAAAAACATATAGATTGGGATGATAATGTTTCATGTGAATATTATCCGTCTGATGGGATATGTATAATGATAGACGAGCATGTTTGTTATGCTAATACATTCTTTGACTTGGTAGAAGAATCAGAAAACGGTATGATTGATAGGAAAACGTATATGAGAAATTGTATTTGATTATGGAAATAAAGAACGGAATAATAATAGATGGAGTGTTATATGAATCATCAGAAGGGAGTTGTAATGAATGCGCTCTATTTCGGGAATGCTCTAATCTTTTAGACGATAACTATTGTGCCTTACTCGATTTAGGAATAGGTCAGTGTTTTGTTAATCGTGGTAAGGTAACAGAGATTAAAACAGAGGAGGAAAAGAAATGAAACATGTATTATCAATCGAACAGATACTGCATTTGAAGGAGCTTGGGCTGGATACAAGCGATGGAAGCATGTGTTTTGAGTGGAATGAATCAGATTCAGACAACATGGTTGTAACCTCTCTGGATGCCGATACGAATTACGACTATTGTCGTACAACTTACACTTTGCAGGACATTCTTGATAAGCTGCCTTGCTTCATCGGAAATCAAGTGCTGACCATCCAAAAACTTGCAGATAGCTATACATGCTTGTATGTGGAACCTTATACTAGGTCTATCGGAAATATCACAGAAGGTAAAGAAATCATTGATGCAGCATACGAAATGTTGTGCTGGTGCATTGAAAACGGATATGTTAAAGTTGGGAAGGAGGAATTATGAAAGCAAGAATAAAATCAACTGGAGAAATTGTAGAGATTAAGGATTTATATGATGATGGTACTGCATTGGTGGGAAACATGTATATCAAGGTGTCAGAACTTAATTTCTTTAGTGAAAACATTGATTGGGAACAACGTAGGTACGAATTGGCAAAAGACATTATTAAAATTGTTATAGCAAACGACTATGGTGTTAATTCTGATGTAGTCGCTAAATATTCGCTTAATTGCGCTGATGCCCTAATTAAAAGATTAAAGGAGAATAATTATGAATAGCGTACAGACACAAACACTTTCCATTAACGGAGATGGAGGTGGTGAAGCATATATTGACTTTTGCAACGGTCAGTTATGTATTTCAGTTGTCATAGAAGGGAAACAGGCGGATTTTCACTTTGAGCCTGTTACGTTAAAGATGTTTGCCCATGCTTATAAATTACATTGTGAAGAGTGTGATAACCAACAAAAGAAAGGAGAATAACCATGACCGAAGAACTTGTAACATTAGAAACAGCAAAGCTGCTGAAAGAGAAAGGGTTTAATTGGAAGTGTGAACACACAATAAGTTGCGATAATATTATTAGAAGATACGACATTCCGCAAAGTATATCATGTTGTACGGAAATAGATAACGAACCAGTTGAATTTTTATGCCCAACATTATATGTTGCCCAGAAGTGGTTGCGTGACACTAAATGCCTCCATATTGAAATAGGCTATATGTATGGAGACTATTGGCTTTACGATATTCTGACAATACCTGCCCATGACTTGATAGGATTGTCTGACAGACCTATTGTCCGTTATAATACCTACGAGGAAGCACTGGAAGCAGGGATACAGGAAGCATTAAAATTGATATAAATATGAAAAAGATTTCTTTCAATAATAAATTTGGATTAACACAAGCGGTGTTGGATGGTCGTAAGACTATGACGAGAAGAATAATCAAATGTCCTAGAACTTTTAAAGGAGAATGGGTTGCTGGATTCAATATACACAGATCCCATTCTGATAAAAAGATTGTTGGCTATCCTTGTATGTATGATGCTGATGGAAGGGAATTTAATTCGGGAGAAATTATTCCACGCTACAAAGTTGGTGAAGTTGTTGCCATTGCGCAAAGCTATGAAACCGTTTACCATGAACAAGGATTGGAAACACTTGATATGTTAGTTAGTGGTTGGAAGTATAGTAAAGGTTGGCGTAATAAACTCTTTGTCCGCGCTGACCTCATGATACATCATATCCGAATTACCAATCTCAAGATTGAACGTTTACAGGACATTAGCGATGAAGATTGCTTGAAAGAAGGGGTATATGAAGATTCGGGTGATGATGAGTTTCCACCATCTATATTTTATGAATTTGAGGGAAACAAAGACGATGGATTTGATACACTCCGTGAAGCCTTTGCAGCCCTCATAGATAAAGTATCAGGCAAGGGTACATGGGAATCCAATCCTTATGTTTTCGTATATAAATTTGAACTGATTGATTAACAGATAGGGAGTAAATTTATGAACAATATTAATTTGAACGAACTACGGAATATAGCTTACAAAACAGCTTGTGATCACGGTTTTCATGATAAAAGACTGAGTGAAGAACACTGCCTTTGCCTTGTTATTTCCGAACTTATGGAAGCTGTGGAAGCGGATAGAAAGGGAAGATTAGGAAAGAAATGTAAATCACGTTTTGAAATGGACTATAATAGCTATCCTGCATTAGTGGAAGAAGAAAAGCGATTTAAGTGTTCCTTTGAAAAGCATATAAAAGATACACTTCCAGACGAACTAAGCGATGCGGTTATACGTCTGCTTGACCTTGCAGGACTTCGAGGAATAAGCCTTGAATCTGCTAGTAATGATATTAACTCCGAATATATAGATGATATTGCCTGCATGTACAGCCAATTGAGTTTCACGGAAGCGATATATTCTATATTATCAAACCAATTGTAGATTACAAATATCTTTCTACGATTATAAATGACATGATATTTTCAATCTTTGCACTAGCCAAACATCTTGACATAGATTTGCTATGGCATATTGAGCAGAAACAAAGATATAACGAATTAAGACCTAAGTTTAACGGAAAAAAATATTGATTATGAAAACAATATTATTTACAATCATATGTATTATCGCCCTATTATGGGTTGGAGATCTCACAATTACATTTAAGCCGTTTTCTATATCACTTCCCGGTTGGTATAAGCCTGTAGGTATCATCCTGTTTGTGTTGGCAATGGCGGTATATAACATTGGAGAATACGCTAAGGGGTACAAGCATGGTTTCGATGATGGGATAAAGAAATGTATTGAAACAATTAAAGCATATGAAAAGAATAGAGCACATAGCCACAATTGATTTCTGTTACTGGCGTTTGGAAATGCTCTGTCAACAACTTTCTAATACCAAGTCAAACATCGAAAGACTAGTCGATAAGGCTTGCGGTTATAACGAAACCGAAGAGATAAGGAAGGAGTGCATAACGCTTGTAGAGCAAATTATTGAAAGTAAGAAATCAATCGGGGAGAATTTTACAAGAGATATATGTTTTTTGAATAAATTAAAAAAGGGAAATAAACTCTCATAGTTGATTCCTAAAATGTTAATATATATATCTACGCTATTTTTAAGAACAGAAATTAAATAACAGGTTTTGTTTTTATTCAGATTTTTTGTAATTTTGAATTATAATGTTTCCGTGTAAAGGGGCACGGTACGTTCTTCGGACGAAAAGACTTTTATGGGAAAAAAACTCGTAGCAAATAGAGAAAATTTCTGCCATTATTATATGGAAACGGGTAATGCTACAGATGCATATCGGAAAGCTTACCCTAATAGTATTGGATGGAAGGATGGGGTCGTTAGTAAGCGTGCATTTGAATTACTGAGAAATCCATCTGTCGCATCCCGTGTAAATGAATTGCAGGCTGATATCTTAAAAAAGTCTGATATGAAGAAGGAAGATGCATTGCGCTTCCTTACAAATGTGGTAAATGTAGACCCTATAGATCTTCAATTAAAAGGTAAAGATACGTTTATTGTCCGTTCTCTTGATGATATACCAAAACCAGTCCGATGTTGCATCCAATCGATTAAGAATACTCAATATGGAGTAGAGATACGGCTATATAGCAAAATAGCCGCCATTACACAGATAAGCAAGATGCTTGGATGGGATGCTCCAGTAAAAAGTGATGTCAGTACCAATGTGCGCATGATAATTGGGGACGAGCAATGATAGAGATGGTGTTCTCATATAAATTGTTTAATCCCCTGTTTTGGCATATCCGTGAGGCGATGCATGACAAGGATATCCGGTATATTATAAACAGAGGTGGTTCTTCATCAGGGAAATCTGTATCTACGACACAATCCGTGTTGTTGTCTGTATTCTCCGGAGAAGGTTCAGCTCTCGTTGTGAGAAAAGTTGGAGCCAGTCTTAAGAATACGGTATATGAAGAGTTTAAGACCCAAATGAAAGCTCTTCAATTGAGTCAGTTTTTCGCTCCAAAGGAAAATAATATAACCTGTATAAATGGTTGCAAAATCGATTTTACAGGATTGGACGATCCCGAGAAGATAAAGTCTATCACAGGATATCGCTGGATAGTGATGGAAGAGGCCACTGAGTTTGAATATGAGGATTTCACACAGATACGTTTCCGCCTACGAGGAAAGGAGGGCCTACAGATTATATGCAACTTTAATCCAGTATCAGAGGACTCGTGGATAAAAACCAAGATCCTTGATACATACGAGTGGGATGAGCATCCGAATGATTTGTACGGGAAAGTAAGATATCCGATAAAAAGGAGTTTATTACCTAAGGATTATAGCCGGATATTAGGAAAGAGGTATAATAAATCTAGAATGATAGCTAATGAGCGTACGGGAAAAATGGAAAGATATCCATCGGATACGGTAGAGCTGCATTCTTCGTATAAGAACAACTTCTGGGTAGTAGGTTCTCCGGACGGGAAGTATGGATACTATGACAGACAGACGATATCTAATTACCAATGGTACAAGGATCATGATTATAATTACTACAGGGTATACGCATTGGGAGAATGGGGAAGCATTAAGACAGGAGGAGAGTTCCTGTATGCATTTGATTCAAACAAACACATAAAAACGACACACTACATTAAAGGGATGCCGGTTCATATATCAATTGATAACAATGTGCTCCCTTATATTTCAATATCATTTTTCCAGGTGGATGGAAGTAGTATAAGGCAGTTTAACGAGATATGCGCCAGTGATCCGTTCAACACGGTAACACAGGCTTCAAAAATGGCGGTAGATTACCTGAAATCAATAAGGTATAATGATATGCTGTATCTGTACGGAGATGCTTCGACAAAAAACGGGAACACTATAGACGAAGAGAAGAGATCGTTTCTTGATAAGTTCGTGGAAGGGCTGGAAAGCGATTACCATGTTGAGGAGAGGATACCGGCTTCTAATCCGTCCGTACCGATGTCAGGTGAATTTGTAAACTACATGCTCGATGGAGGCTCGGGTATGTCATTTTCGGTAGATGATGGATGTAAAAACTCGATAGTCGATTATAACAATGCCAAGAAGGACGTTAATGGAGGGGTGCTGAAAAAAAGAGTAAAGGATAAGATTACAGGACAGTCTTATGAGAGATACGGTCACTTGGTGGATTGTCTGCGATATATTACTGTATGGGTATTTAAGGATGAATATACTCGTTTCTCTTTGAAAAGGAAACGAAGTAAAATTAAACAGGAAAATAAAGATATGAGATATTTTGATATGTCTAAAAATATTCAGGGGACAAGACTTGTATATGTTCTTCCCGAATATGCCGGAAAGTTCATTATCGTTTCGTGCTATGTAAATGAGGGAATATATATAGATAATGTGACATATACAGGATCATTTGATGAGACTGTTCTCCTGTCATTTTTAGAGGGCATATCTCCTGTGGAAGTGTTGTTTGAAAGTGAGAAAAATTATTTCCCCATAGCACGGGGATTAAGGGATAGATATGATGTCAGAATTATGCATAAAAATATGGGAGCAGATGCTAGGGTATCTGCTTTTCTGGATTTTATCAAAAATAATGTGATGTTTCGTGCAGACTATGATGAGATCCCGCAATACAATGAGTTTATGGATGGGATATTGGATTATAATGGTTCAGATGATTGCGCTGCAATTTATTCTGTCGCCTCCTTGGCTTATTATGTGTCGAAAAAACATAATATATAATTGGTATATTTTTAAGATACATCAAAGCTTTAATAAAAAAACATCGGGTGTTATACAAAAAGTATTGGTATATTTTTAAGATTTTTTTTTCTCATGGGTATTTTTAGGGTATTGCGAAATGATATGACTTTAATTTATCTAAACAACACGATTCAAAACGTGATTTTAAATATAGTTTTAATAAAAAAATAACCGGCATTAATGCCGGTTACCGTGATAGAATCTTATAGCCTCATTGACATATAATGATACCGATTGCTCCTTATCCAAGATAGCAGCTACATCCTCCTCTATCGTGACAAATATTTTTCTTACGCCTCTAACCTTGGGACGTCTTGGCACACCATTGCTGTCCAATATCCTATATATCGTTTGCTCAGACTTTATATCTGTTTCCTTCATTATCTCCTTGATAGCTATCCCTGCTTTGTACAAGGATAATACCCTAGACTCTTGATCTAGGGTAATAGATCGTCTTCTTGCCATAATTAATATGTTTTATAACATTTATAATTTATTGCTCGTTATTTCAAAAAGTTGCACCTTTGCATCGAACATCAACGATGTTAGTCGCACTTCGGTGCGTGGATTGAAACGACATTAGAAATGTCATTGTGATTTGCTCACAAATTAGTTTTTTCTATACAGCCACTGTATAGTGAAGAGGCGGAGAAATCCGCCTCTGTTTTTTTATTCCCTTACTACTGTGTCGAAAAGTGTATGTAAATCATGTGGATCAAAATCCCCCAATGTGATAGGAGATTTTTTTCGTATCGTATCAAAACGCTCTTTATCTTCATCCGTCATATCTTCGGAAACGGGCCATTCTTCCAGCATGAAAATATCAACATCTCCCTCATATCCATTCTCATCGCTCAACTCTATGCAAACATGGGGATAGTCACTCATATCCAAATCTCTATCCTCTGGAAGTTCAAACCCAAGGTCATTGTAAAATTCATAAAACACACACGTTTCGTCTATCGCATGATTTTCATTATAGAAATAAAGGTCATTCATTTCAGAATGCAGTAACAAAGACCACAAGACCTCATAAGTTATAGGCTTTAAATCGCAAACATCATTAGAACAATGTTGCCTAATATACGCATATCTATTAGGAGTCTCTCTAATTGAGTCACCCCACCATCCTAATTCGTTATCAATATCTTTACGTGTCATAATTGTTTACCCTTTATGCTAATTAGTAGATAACAGCCTTTATCTTCATGTCAGTTATACAAACACTCTCTTGTCTCTGCACGGAATAGTAAGTAACGTGATTGTTTGATACCTCAAACATTGGATAAATTGAATCGGGATCGTCTTTAAGTCCTTCAACCGTGAATTTAACGATACCTTGTTTTGCCGCCTGTTTGAATGCTCTGCGAAAATCTGTATTCAAAGAATCGAAAGTTTTCATAATCGTATGTTTTTGTTTGTTATTATCTGTTGTTTTATTATCACAATGCAAATATACTACATTGTGATATAACAGCAAAACAAATCACAATATATTTTCTTTTATTGTGTAATATTTAACATTTAAATACAAAAAAAGAACGACCGCCAGCGAAAAGCACAGCAGCCGTTCAATCCACGCCCTACTCTCTATCCCATTTTCCCAAGAAGACAATAGCAAAGATATCAATTCTGAAACGAAATACAAAAAAGAAAACTATATTAATTAGTTATGAGGAGCCAATTTTGAAACAAAAACCAATCTTCTTAAAAAATTGCCATTAATGCAATATTTTTTACTTGCAAAATGAATGAAGAGAATTAATAGAACGGCAAGACTGGCGAGTTTGTATATTTATTGACAGGAAACGAATGTTATGGAATGGGATCGGAAAAACAAGTATAAAACAGATAGCTTTTATAGATTTCTACTGCCTGAGATATTTTCCCGGGGATTTTTGAGATTTTATTTGATTTTGTTTTACATTTCTATTTTTAGAATACTTCTGGTTAGCCCTTGTCAGATCCTTGATGATCGTTTCATCGAACACCTCGGAATATATCTCTGTTGTCTTGACCGATGTATGCCCCAAGAGTTTTTGGACGGTGGTTATCGGAACGCCTTGGTGAACCAACAGAGTAGCACAAGTATGACGACTTGTATGGTAGGTAAATTTCTTGCTGATACGCGCCATCCTTCCCAATTTCTGCAATGTCCGATTAGTGTCCGAATTGCAACCTAATGCAGCCAGTTGTTCGATGCTGTCGTACTTCCGCATTATGCCCAGTGCCTTTCCGTTAAACAGCAGATATAGCGGAATATTGAGTTTTACGCCTGTTTTGATGCTATTCATAACTAGCCATTCCTTTCCGTCAACTGTTACGAGATTTTTATAAGTCAATTGCTTGAAATCAGAGAATCTCAATCCGCAATAGCAGCAGAAGAGAAATGCGTCCAGTATGTGCCGGCTGTTGTTCTTTCTGTCCGGCAGTTCAAGATTCTCCAGCTTCTCCAAGTCTGCGGGCATCAAGAAGTTATGTTCCTTCTTCTCTTTCTTGATCTTGAACTTACGGAAAGGGTATGCCTCCTGTAATATATAACCTTCGTTTATTGCTTCGTTAACCAAGGTACGCAGTATTCTCATGTGTTTTCCTACCGTGTTTACCTTCAATCCTTTGTTGCGCAGAAATGCGTCAAACTCCTTTAGAAACGTATAGTTTATATCGGTAAACTCTATCACGTTCCGAAATTCCTTCAAAGTGGCTACCGTGCCCAGCATGTTATCCTTGGTTCCCGGTTTTCTATCAGAATTCTCTATCGTTTGTATTGCAAATTTTAAAAAAGACACAACTGGTTTAATTCCCTTTTTTACAGCCTCCTTTAACGTGGAAAGGTTTGATTCAAGCCCTCTTTTCCAATAGCTAAGTTCTATAGCCTGCAACTCCAGTATTTTCTCATATAGCATTGCGTTAAGCTCATTCGATTGCGGATGGTTGATTACTTGAGCGCCATCCTTACTCCAACACTCCGGCTTTAGATAAACATTGGTTTTAAAATATACCTTTCTCTGATTCAAATAGGCTTCTATTTGGACTAGGGCTGTCCCTTGTCGATTTAACTTGTTTTGTCGGTTATAAACCAAACGGTATCTGATCTTCTCTAACATATTCAACTTTTTGTTTTTAAAGTTAAAAGAATCTTCTGTATTTACAAAATAAACCACAAAAAATGCTTCTGGGAGAACTGATTGGCACAGCTACGGCTAATAAGAATGGATTAATGAGTAAAATATTTGTAGTAACTGATATAGAAAGAGGAAAAGGTCTGATTATTGACTATAAAGCTGATTCTAATGGTTTATATACTTCTTCTTCGTTGATAGAAATATATGTCTATTCGGGAGCTAATACTGCATTTTATAGAGTGATGTCAATACCTACTGGATCTAAAAACATAGAAATAAAATATATGGGGATGCATTGGTGCGATTTTAAATATGCAGATAGTAAATTGTATGTGTTACCTAAGTCGGATGATTCTTCCATCTCGTATAAGGTATCATTAGTTAGAAGAACAAGACCGATTTTCTCAACAATAGACTTTTCTGATTTTTCCAATATTACAGGTGAAATAATTACACCTACACCTGATTAATCCACTTCTGGGAGAACTTATCGGCACAGTAACAGCCAATAAGGATGGATTAATGTCTAAAAATGGTTTCCTTGAAAGAAGCAAGGGCAATACATTAGACTTTAATGATTATACGATTTCAGGTGTGTGGGTATTTTCTGATACGGGCTTTATTAATGGACCATCAGTGTATAGAGGGGGGATTTTATTAGTTTTTAAAACAGCTAATGGGAATATATTGCAAATCTGTTGCGATTATACTAATTCTATTTTTATACGTATTCATTGGGGAGAATGGAAATCTTGGGCACGAATCACAACAGTGGTGATATAATTTCCCCACTTCTGGGAGGACTTCTGCCAACAAATGGAATAAAAAGAACTGAATATTATGAAACAATACAGGTAGGAGCATCATTTAGTATAGGTGCTCCTACCAATGAATTCGTATATGTCAGCCATAATGACGGGGAAATGATGGTTTATATTGATTCTACCGGCATTGTTACGAAGATATTCTCTAGTGCAGATGAAATTATATCTATATCACTAAAGGATAATCAGATTATGATAACTGCTATACATTATGACCTTATAGTTACGATTAGTGTACTCTCTTTTTAACATGGATTTTATCTAAACAGAGAGCTGGGAGAACTCATCGGGATAAATGATACGTGGTTAAGGTTCAGAGATGTTAGAAGCATAGAATCTCAAGACAAATTAGATTCTATGCAATATAGCGGAATCTACTTACTAACACAACCTTCAGAATTAGAATATGTCCGTAATTGTGTATTAGTTGTAATCGGCAAACCTAATATCTGTTGTATTCAGAAACTATATAATTATAGCGGAAATATCTATAAATATCGAGTGAAATGGTATAGTAATACTTGGGGTAAATGGCAAACTTTTTCTTTGACATGATTAAAAAACGGGTGGTCCGGTACAAGCCGGTGCCACCCGATCCTGATATGCACAACGCCATGTGCGGTGCAAAGGTAATCCATGTTTCTAAGAAGCCAATACAAAAGACCTAAAATCTCCCCATTTCCCATCATAATTACGGCGGAAACCAACAACATCCTCACCTAGACGGAATGTCATTTGAATGACATATCCTTGTCCATCGTTAAAAACTATCATTATGGAATAATTTGAAACAACACTAATTCCGTCTCGTCCGAATACATGATACATTCCGCTTGCAGTTGCACTATTTACCTCTTCGTCTGTACTTAATATACCTTTGGGCATAAACGGGAACAGCTTCAAACTGTTCATTAGTCCTCCCAGCTCTCGTTTCGAATAGATTTTATGTCAATATATAGA